TCATTGTGAAACCACCGTATGGAGCTTTCCGGCCGGGCTATCCTGGAATTCCTCTAGCTTACGAACGCGCTTGCGGACCTTGACGAACTTAGAGACTAGCTCTAAGAAATCCTGCTGAGACAGGCTGTTACCCCATGCCGAGAACAGCTGCGCTCGTAGGTTTTCTAGTTCTGCGCGCTCTGCTTCCAGCACCATAGGGACTTCACCCAACGTTACGCGTGGTGCTCTCTTAACCATTTGCCAGGGCCTCTTTTTTGAGTGGCGCCCACTTGCGAACGCGGGCCTCTAGTTCTTCGTCAAGGTGTCCATTGCGAAACGCCTGCTCCCTGGATAGGATCATCGTTTCCATTGGTGGTAGAGGTGTGAAATGGATTTTGCCCGCCTTCGTCAGCTTGGCTATACGGGCATTCTCAATCCCTATCATCCGCTCGATGCTTGGTGCGGTACCTTTCAGTAGGTGCCCGAAGCCCATAACGCGAACGGCCGCAACGAAGTCTACGTAATTGAGGATCACATCCCGCCGTGCGCGTCCCATTAGAACGCCTTCCCGTTCGGGTTGAGTTCCCCGAGAATATCCTCAGCCGTGAGGGAGTCATCGACGCTGATTCCCTTAGCTGCTGACTCTACAGCATCATCGAAGTCGGCAAGGCGAGAGCGCGCGCCCGTAACTGTCATCGTGTGGGTTACCTTGCCATCAGGCGTAACGATGGTGCAGCGCACTCCGTGATAGCCCTCCTCGGGCCGTAGGGTGACAGGATCAAAGTAGATTTTACTCATGTGGAGCTATCCGCCGCTTCATCCCATCGAGAGACACGATAAGCGCCGTAAGCGCGTCATCCCACCCTAGCGCGTAAATCTCATTTGAATCCAGCGCGCCAGGGAATGCGCCGGGAGTTGCCGGATTGTCGCGCATCTCGTCAGCTGCTTGTCGGACGACACCTAATACCATCAGCGCCGCCTTATCTATCGCGGCATCTACAACGGGCCGCGCCTGTCCCATGACGGCGCTAATCAGATCGTCTATCAAATCGGGTCGGTTGGGTTCCACGGTCTAATCCTCCTGAATACGTCCAACTGCATACGGTAATAGTATCACGACGCGGCCAGGGCCCGAGCCTCTTTAGCTCTCCTGGCAGCTGCATCCTGGCGGAACTGCTCTATTTCTACTTGGAACTCACCTGCAAACTGCCGATGGTCGTAGCGGTGTAGGGTCTGTGGAAGGATCATGTAGAACGGCCACCGAAAGGATTTGAGATCATCCAACCCGTTAAAGCGGCGTTTCATAACGCCCCACGGCCAGGGAATCCAGCCGAACAGGACAGGAAAAGCTGCGCGTAGATTCAAGAGGTTTACAACCACATCGGCAAGGTCCCTAATCTGCTTGTCTATGCTCGTCTCGACCTGTGTAATAACGAACACTTCATCAAACCCGAAATGACGTGATACACGATAGAACCTCAGCCAAAATAGGCGCTCTGGCGACGCGCCGCGAAAACGTGAGTCCCACTTTAGGCCGCCTTCATCGACTGCCATTGTGATCTTAATATTAGGGCGACCCTTTCGGAGCTTCCTAGCTAGGTCTATCAACCGCTCGACCGTTAGCTCTCCCGATGGGATGTAATGCACATTCTTAGGTGGCTTTAGTACGAACACATCTTCCTTGAGCCACTTACGATCAGCCAGCCGGAACACATGAACTTTAGTCCAGTACCCGAGCGCTATGTTCGTAACGACAGGATTACGCCTGATCGTAAGTAGCTCCCTTACTACCCATGCAGTTTTACCGGACCCGCGCGGGCCCTTAACGATGGTGAGCAAGTCCTAAATGTGGTCCATAGAAGTAGTAGAGGATTGCTCCTGTCGCAGTTATCAGCAAGTACGCAACCTCACGCCGTAACAGGTACCGAAGTAGGTACCTCACCGCGCGGCCTGCGCGAGTAGTAGAACGGAGAATCCCGGTATTGAATCGCGTGCCAGTTCTAGCCAGTTGTGCGTTACGTGGCTAGTGGTGGCGTAGATACCGTAATCGTTGGGACCAGCCCCACCCTGTAGTAGTGTAATGTGCACATCCGCATTAAGGCACATAATCAGCCCCGAGCCTGTATGGCAGCTGCCCGAGGCCCACTCTAGTAGGCCAGCCGCCAAGAGATACGCCGTCAGTAAATACCATGCCCAGGGCCTCATTGTCCCCACGTACAACTATGCGCCGCCTCCCCGCACGGTATCGTAAGTAGGAAACTCAGCACCGCCCAAACGATGAATGCAAGGATGAACGCATAGACAATGATTTCTGTAGTGGGTGTGTGATCGAACGGACCTTTACCCATCCTCATCATCCTCATCATTACTGCCGCCAACCATTTCAGTAAGTAAGCGGGCACCTAGGCGAATAGCGACAATGATCCCGAACACACCTAGGGCGATAGGGACGATAGCAACCAAAGCAGCCTGTAGCTCGGTCGATACGGGAGCGAACAGGTTAGCGTAGTTCATTGCTTGCGGTGGTCCCAATCCATGAACAGCACAATAAGGCCGACACAGAGTAGAAACACAGCAAAGGTCCATTGGGACCATATCCAGTTATTAGCAGCGTTACCCTGATCGGGCCCGCAAGCCATGATCGTACAGTAGAGCCAGTTAGGCACTAGGGTATGATCGCCTCTATCAGCTGCTTTAGAAGTAGGACCGTAGCTAGAACGAACACAGCTGAGAAATACAGCCCGAGAAATACCAACATGCCGGTAATGGGAAAGAACCAAGCTAGGTGTTGGAAGATAGGCACTAGGTCCGACGCTACCGCGCCAGGTACGTAGATTGGCGATTGTGGGAGGGCGGCATACACGGTATGTAGAACTAATGCCGCAGTACCTACTAGCGCGTTCAGTACGTCCCAGATCATCCGACGCCTATCATTTCCATGATTCGCCAGGTACCGAACGCACAACCGACAATGAACATGAATAGTTCAATATCGCGTACGTACATCATCGTTGTGTCCGTCAGCACGACGCGCGGGTCTACTGTTCCGGTTTCGTGTAGTGTCGTGCCTGTCCATAGTGGAAAGTCCCAAACAATACTAAGAGTCGGCGCTGTTGCGGTAGCGTTTACCAGGTTCACGATAACGCCTAGGTCGCTAGGAATCGAGAATGGGAATGCGTAGCACAGCCCGCCCGAAGCCGTAGGGGTCTGGCCTGATCGGCACGTTACAGTAGGCCATGCCGCATTAGTCAGCGCGCTTAGGTCTAGAAAGCTGCGACCACTACTACTTACGAACAGCACGCCGTAAATGGCGTTAGCTAAGTCTCCGGGTAGGGATGTAATGGCGCTAAAGAGGCCCGCGAGATAACACACGGTGTCTGCTACTAGGTTCCCTGAATGACACGAAGTCCCCGAAGCTACGGGCCCGCTAGTCACGATAAGAGTAACCGTGGACTGAACACCACCGCCCGGACCCGAGTTAGTACCTATCAGCGTGTACGTCCCTACCGTGTCGCTTGTGCACGTCTGAGAAATGTTCGCGCTGCCTTGCGCGGGCGGTTGACAGGTTACACCCGACGGTATCGTATTGAAAGACCATGAGTCAAAGCGGCTTATGTCGTTGCCCGAGTTGTCGCCGCTATAGTTGTGGTAGGTAGCATTAGCGCCAGCTGGCACAGACTGAGAGCGTGGCAAGATTACAAAGGCATTAGCAGCCGAGAATATGAACAATTGCGCGGTGGTGTCCACGTTGGCTACAGCTGCATGGAACGTAAGACCGTATATCCCGACAGGGCCCGCCGTGCATGTGAAGTAGCCACCTGTGAAACCCGCCGTTCCCGTAACACACGCCCCGCTTGGCGACGAGCCTGTATACGTGATGGTGTCAGCTGTAGGGTGTCCGCTACTATCCGTTACGGCGTACGTGTAGGTAACTCCCTGACCAGTAATAGCGCTGTTGAACTGCGGCGTAATGAACAGCGCGTTAGGTGGTAGCGATGTGCGCGCCGCGTAGTGCGCTGCAACTTGACCACTAGTCATCGTGAATGGATACCATGCTACCTGGCCTACAAAGTCAGAAGTAGGTAGCCCGTTACTACCATCGTAGCGTGAGCCGATGCGCGTACAGTTTGCGGTTGCGCTTGGATCGCATGGCGTACCCCATGCGCCAGTAGTTGAGGTACCACTAGAGCACGAAGTAGCATCCTTATAGATCGTGACAACGTTCGTCGGGCTTATGGAAACTGCGATGTAATGAGGGAGGCCGTCTAGTGTTCCACTAGCGCTACACGTTAGACCGTAACCACCACTCGCCGCATCGAAGTCATCATATACAAAGTTACCCGCGTCACAACGAAAGTTAGTGTTGCGCTGATTGCCTGATCTAGACGAGATAGACGACAGAATCCCATCAGTACCGCATGACGTACCCGCGAACCATGCCTCAAAGGATGTACCCTGCCCCATTACTGTGAGGCCACTAACAAGACAGCCGCCAAAGCCCGTACCTTTCATGCGGTGGCTAGAGCCTGTAACCATACCCGTTGTGTCCCATGCAGGTGAAGGGGCCGAGCACGTACGGGCGCTCACGGCGTCTATTGCATTCCCGCTTCCTTCATCGAAGGGAAAGTAGATCGTAGGCCCATCAGCTGCTACTACGTCGTGATAGTGATACGACGCTAGTACGGGAATGGCTGAGGAAACGACAGCTAGCGCAGAGAGGATGACGGCAAGCAGTACCTTACTAGAACGCCTGTAACGAACGCTGCTCACCGTCTAATCCTCCCTTGCTCCGTTACCGAACGAAGCTGCGAACGAGTCTCGCGCCGAGCCGGATCGCCAGGATGATCACGAAGATACCCAGGGCG